TTCTGAATGATTCCAAAGCCGGCGTCATCGAGTTCAATTTTTTTGATCTCTAAGGTTTCCCTGATTTCATGTACAACCATTTATCTCATTCCTTTGCTTTCTTGTGCGCCGCTTTAACACAACGCTTGAATCCATCTTTCTTCCATTGTCCGTTTGCTTTCTTGTAATCGGGAGCTAATACTGCAAAGGCTTTCTTGTATGCTCTCTGATGCTTTGTAGGCTTGCGCTTTTTCTTAGGCGCTGGTGCATCATCTAACTTAGCCTCGGCTTCCATTGCATCAGTTGGCTGAACTTGGGTTAGCACTTCGCCTTCTTTGATGTAAATGATAAGCGATGGTGAACCTTGAAGCATGTATGCCTGAAAGGCAGGGATGCACACCATGTCCATTGGGAAGACCGTGGTTTGGTCACCAACAATCAAACCCGTTATGGCCCCAGCAGCTGCACCATAAGGCCCGGCAATAGTCGCACCGGTAGCGGCGAGGCTTCCAGCAAGCAGGGCCTTAGATTGCGCCCTTTCCAAACGTTCACCCATCAAGACCACCTCAGAGGTCTTGGGATTGGGTCAGCATCTCAGTCATGTCTGCTTCATTCAACTTGATTGGTTCACCAATGACCATAATGTCAATTTCAAGCGTGCGGTCTGTTGCGGAAATGGTTGAAGCGGCGATGCCGATAAGAAGATCGCTCACCACATTGTACCCATCAGGGTGAAGGTCAGGAGTTCCCCATTCGACATATTGGTTTTGAAAGTTGGTTGATTCAGGGGTGTTTACTGCGGTTGATGTCATTTCTGCAACACTGATAACATCAGGAGAAGCAAGGCCGACATCCGTCACATTTTCGTATGCGGTTGTTGTAGCGAATATCTTGATTGAAGCAAAGGTTCCAGCGGCAAAAGTAAGCAATGGATCGAGCACGCCGGTAGGTGTGGATGGGTCACGCAATTGATAACGGACTTCCTTAACTGCAAATCCTTCTTTTTTCACAATGTTCACAAAGTCGCTCATGTCAATTCGACCGTAAACGAGGGCAGTATTGCCGCTTCCATTAACATCAAATTGCAGTCTATCTCTTAAAATTAGGTCTCGGGTTCCCTTAGCCATACACATTCGAGCACAATATAGCACATAAAACAAGCATGAGAGGTGGTTCAGTTACCGGATTCCCATCTTCGCGACGAAGTCGCACACGGGCACGCCATAGTTACTCTCCCCGACACACCCACCCCATCCGAAGAAGCCACCGCATTTAGAAGTAATCCGAAGAACCGCAGGTTTTTTTTTAATTTCATACCTACCTACTATGTATGAGTTAAGATTTAGCGTGGGATATGGGAAGACAAAAGACCCTTTGGATTGACGAAGACTGTTGGAAGAAATTAGAGAGCATGGAAGGTGATTCTATCTCTCAAAAAGTACGGATGTGCATCAAGTCGCACGATGTCGCAACGGGCGCGTTAGAAGTGGCCCTACGCCGTCAAATCGAAACGCTCAAGGCAGAAGTGGAAGTACTGAAAGCACGACGGATTAGGAGGACGATGGAATGAATGTTCAAGGATGGTATGCTTGCTGTGATAATTGTCAATGGCAACTAAAATTTGAAGCAACTCAGCCATATCGTGATTGGACATGGAGAATTGAATTGATTTGTCGTAATCCTGATTGCGATGACCGAGGCATCACACAAATAATTGAGGTGAAGGAATGAAGGTTTTCATTGATTTATTCAGCGGCCTCGGTGGTGCATCGGCGGCTTTTGATGCGTCGCCTGAATGGTGCACGATCAAGATAGACAACAACCCAATTTTAGTTGACCATAACCGGGGTTTGAAGTTGATGGACTTGAGCGATGTGCAAACCACCATCCATGCTTTGACCCTGATGCTAACTAAATTGTCACATGAACACACCGTCGAAAAGGTGGTACTTTGGATGAATCCACCATGCAATCAATTTTCATACGCTAACGCTGCACGACCGGAAGAACCGGACCTAACGCTTCTTGATGCTTGCAGGGAATATGTTCACCATTTCCAATTCATTGCAGACTATTGGATAATTGAGAATGTTCACGGAGCGAAACCTATCTTCAATGAAGAGCTAGATCGTGCACCAACTCAGGAAATTGGTCCCGTTGTTTTGTGGGGTCACTTTCCATTGATTCCAATTCGAACACGGGATGAATGGAAGCATCGAAAGATGGAAGCGAAGGGAACCCGTGCTCTTCGACCAAACATGAGAGCGATAATTCCGCTACCAATTTCAGAAGGCTTGCTGGATGCCATTGAGCATCAACAAACCCTCTTCAATTTTGAAAATTAATAATGAAGGTCCCAGGTCGCTATTAATTTTCACAAAAGTGTCGCCAATTGTGGGAATTGAAGCAGGACGATAAGGTAAAGCAAACGTTCACACCAAACAATCCGTTCATTTTGTTCTCGGTCAATTGGTGCTACGGGATCGACCACCATGGTGAACCCTCAAAACATCAAGGTGTTGCCATTGTCTGCTAATTTCCGAGGCGGTTGTTGTGCTCGAATCGGTCCAGCAACTAAACCACGATTCAAACCAAAGCGCAACCAATCAGGAATCTGACCTTTGGCCGGATCAAGAGAACCAAACGCATTATCAAATGGTTGCATGGTTCGACTTCGCAACAAGTAACCCCGAATATTTGTGGTGTTCAACATCTTCTCTGAGTCGGTCGATGCGTACGGAAGGAAAAAATCAGCCAAAGCGTTACCCCTAAGCATCCTCTCAGGACGCGCACCGCCATATTTCCACATTGGGAAGATTTGCCCCACATTGTCGGCGGGGAGGATGGTCCGTCCTTGTTGCATGAGGTTGATGCCTTGTGCGACTGATCGTTCACGAAGAACACCGAGGCCGTACGAAACTAAGGAAGCCTTCTTTGATTCGGTCGCCACATAGAATGAAAACGCTATGTTTTCGATGACATCAGCGGGCGAACCGTGAACAAATCCTGTAACATAAAGCGCGGGTGTGTAAAAGGAGAAGGACGGAGCTGCACCGATTTGCTGAGAGGGGAATTGGTCCAAAGTAAAGAACTCATTCGGTTGGAACTTGTGTGCAATCGCTTTCATTAGGATTGTATCAGAACCCGCCATTTGTCCTCTTGAAGTGAGAGTCGGTGTCAAGTTCATTTCACTGTAAATAATTGGATATGGCGAAACAAAGAACTCCATCATTAGAACCGGTCCTGTAGTTGAAGGGACGGCATCTTGAAAGATGTCTAATTGGAGAATATTGTGGCGCATATTTGGCCTTAGGTTAATGCGCTTCTGAATGATTCCAAAGCCGGCGTCATCGAGTTCAATTTTTTTGATCTCTAAGGTTTCCCTGATTTCATGTACAACCATTTATCTCATTCCTTTGCTT